ACACAATTAAATTGTAAACCGCATCTTTTAATGTTTCAGGATTGTGTCCACGAGCGGTTATTATTGAAAATATTGAACCGTTATTTATTGCCTCCACAAAATCAGACCAAGCAGGACCAGTTTTAGCTTTCATGGCATCAATCTTAAATTGTTTATCACCACCTTCTCTAAAATTTCTGTAGGGTTGGTCGGCATATCCAACAATTTTATGTCCATTATAATCAAACTCTTCTTTCCCTATTTGGTGTCTGTGTTCCGCAAAGTCTTCAGTAGACATACCAACTTCATTACCATTCTCATCTTGTAAAATAATTTTTGTTGGCATATACATTAAATTATCGTCCCAATCAAACGCATAATACTTTAAGTCTGGTGTACCTGCATCATCAAAACCTTCTTTTACAATTTTTTTTAATTTCATCTATTGTGTATCGGCTAAAAAGTGGGAGTGTTACCCCCCACTTTGTTTTTATTAAATGTTTTCAAATGATGCTCCTGTTGGAGTAATCAAGAAATCAATTTCAATGAATTCCAACGCTTTTGTTGGTTTCAAGTAAATTTTACCTGTCATTGTGTTTCTGTCTAAGTCTTCTGGTGAGTTACTTACTGTAACACGGAAGTCGTACAAACCTCTGTCTCTTCTGATAGCATCCAAGATAGGGTTTACTGAATCCAAAAAGTCTTGTCTTACTTTAGCGTCGTTTTGTTCAAACAACAATCTTACAGAAACCGCTGAAATTAACTTACGAGCTTGTAACAACAATCTTCTTACGTTGATTCTGTTCAAAGCTGAATCAGCGATTTGAAGTGTTTTGTTACCCCAAATTACAGTTCCAACATCAGAGAAAGTTGCGATAGGGTTAATTCTACCTTGATACAATGTATCTCTGTCTTGTTGTGTAAGTTTCTTACGAGCTTTGATTGAATTAACTAAACCTCTTGTGTAACCCGCAGTTGCGAACCATGGGAATGAGATGTTGTCAGTCAATGCTAAGTTTCTACAAACTTCACCTGTTGGTGGTAAGTAAATTTGTGTATTGTTTACAGTGTCTCTAACCAAAATCCATGGATAGTAAGTTGCTGTGTAGTTAGAATCAATACCTGTATTTACCAAGTTGTCAACCGCTTCTGTTGGGTAAATAAAGTTACCCGTTTGTACAGGTATATTTAAGTTACAATCTGGTGTTGTACAAATATAGATTGAATCCGCTCTGTCAAATGTAATCATTGAAATAGCATCCTCAACCAAATTTGAGTTGTTAGTGTAATCAATACCCGGTGTAGCGAATACGTTAATCGTAGTAGCTTCAGGGTTTGCAAATGTATTAATACCTAACAAGTAAGCATAGTAATCAGTGTTTGCGTAGTCAGTGAAGTTATCAATAGCGATTGGTTTGAAAGCTCCCCAACCCGTTGCGTTTGGATATCTTGCACTTGAACAAGCTCCTTTTTGATATCCCGCACCACCTAATTGGAATCTATCACCATTTGTTCTCTTTTCAGTGTAGATATCCCAACCGTCAAATCCTTTTTGTACCAAGAAAGTAAATTTTCTTGCTTGGATTTGGTAGTATGGATTAGCAGGTGTTTCAGGGTCACTTTGGAATGATGCGTCTCCACAATCAAATGATGGTGTTCCCGATGTTGGACCAATAGCAATTGTTACTACAGTAGCACCTGAGTCCATGTGGAAACCTTTTGTTTGATAGTTCCACGGTTCTGCTGGGTCAACTTCACACAAGTTATTTGGTTTTTGAACACCTTTGAACATAAAGAAGTCAGGGTCATAACCAATTTGTGATGAAATACCTAAGTAAGATGTTCTTACTCTATCTCCAGCACTTTGAACTGTATTATCTCCCGCAGTTGTACCAAATGGTGGGTTATAAATAATTTCACTTGGGTAATTGTATGATGTTTTATATACAGGGAATGGAGGAGTTGCGTTAGCATATTCTCTAATTTCATAACCTTCAAAACCACAAGGTAACGAATCGGGGTTAGCATCCACATTCATTTCCAACATGATGTATTTTGAATTCAATGCGTACTCACCATCAGATGTACCAATTTTTACAGCCACATAACTGTTAGACGCTGGGTCTAAACTACAATTAGTGAATTTTTCAATAACTACAGGATTTGAGTCAGTATCGTAGAACGAACGAACCGCTAAATCAAATGAACCATTAGTATATGAAATGTTTTGAATTGAAATTTTAATTTGTAGGTTTGCCGAGTCACCATCACAAACTGTGATTATTTTGAACAATCTTTGAACTGTGTTACCACGAAGTTGTGATACAACCCAAGGTGATTCAGCTGATTTATAAGGAACCAAATAATCTGCGATAGTGTCTGTTGTTGAAGTGTATCTTAAACCAGGTAATGCGATAAAATCAGAGTTAAGACCTCTGATATAACCTTTATTATATGAGTAGTTTAATAAGTTTGAGAATTTTTCTTCAACAAACAAAGGAACCTCAGTTCTTATTTTACCGAAGTTTGTTTGACCAAATACTTTAGTAATATAATTTGTGTCTGAAGTATTCAATGATGTTACAAAACTGAAGTCGGTACCATCCGCAGTTTGACCCGAAATAGCAAATGTTGCAAATGGGTTTTGTGTAATTGCGGAATAAGTTCCTGAATCATTAATAATAACATCAGTTAAACCTGAAACTGTATAATCAGGACCTGTGTTGGTACCTTGATATGTTGCAAGACCTCTTGAACGTAGAGTTGCTGCAACCATATTATTATATTCACTATACGCAGTACCTGAGTAGTAATAAACAGAACCCGAAACGGTTCCTGAGAAATTTCCTGAACCTAAGTTAGTCAATGATGTTACAACTGAGAACCAAGAATAACCTGTGTAATTATCTCCTGATGAGATATTAAAGTTAGCGTAATACCAAGAGTCATTAGTTGATGCTGTATAATCGGCATCAGAGGTTGTTACACCTGAAACTTGATATACGTTGGTCGACGCAGTATATGCAGAAACACTTGGTGTGATAGCTGAAGATACTGTACCATAATAGTATATTGTAGTTGCGGATGTTGCCGAACTTGCAATAATACCACTTAATTGAGTATCAATCTCGGTTAATAAAGTACTTGTACTTCCGTCAAATTGTGTGTAGGGTGTATTCAAATTATTTTGAATAACTGATGGGAATGAAGTTAATAAATTTACAGTTCCGCCAGTATTACCCGAAAAATTTACTGTATAAGCTTGTGGTGAACCACTGAAACCTATTGTAGTTGGGTCAACATTCGCAATTGTTGTAATTGACCAAGATGGACCCGCATCGTAACCCGATAAACCCAATACTCTGGTAACAAACAATTGGTTAGATTGTTGTAGATAAGCTTTAGCAATGTACGCTAATTCGTACTTTGGAATTTGTGTGTTCACAAATTTTTCAGGGATGGTACCTCCGAAATAAGCTTCAAAGTCACTGTAGTTTGTGATAAAAATAGGTTCAAAAGCTGGACCTGTTAATGTCTCACCTACAACCCCCAAAGTAGTAACACCCACACTTTGAGCTACAAAACTTAAATCGAATTCTGATGTATAAACACCTGGAGAAACGAAAATTTTATTTGATACTGCCATTTTGTTTGATATTGTTCATGTTTTATTTATAACATAAATATTCAGTATTTTTAGAAAAACTTTACTTTCCAATATCTATTTATAAAATGGGCAGATTATTTTCTGCCTTTATTCTGCCTATGGAAAAGAAAATCAAAAACCTTAAGATATCAGTGGATTCACACACAATTTTGAAAAAATACTGTGATAAACGAGGTATCAAAATGTATAAGTTCTTAGAGAACTTAATTAAGGAAAAGTGTTCTGAAAAAAAAGATATCTACGGGGAAGATTAAACGTATGGAATCGCTGGTGGTTCCAAAACAATCTGATATTGTAGTGATGCTACTTGTCCCGCATTTGTTTTTGTGATTACAAAACGAAGTGTGTCGTTTGTATTAACTTGAATTAATGTAACATCAGTTCCATAAAAGTCAAAGTCGGAAGCTCCTTGAGGTTTAATATAAACTTCATAACCATTTTCATTAATAATGTTTTCATTTCCAATTAATGAAAAATTTCCTGTATAATCAGCAAGGATGTCTTTGGTTGTTTCTGATGTACCAAAGTTTAATGAATACTCAAACGATGATGGGTTTTGAGGAAATCTTCTTCTTTTTGGTGGGGGAACATTTCCAACAACTTCAAAACTATTGAATACTCTTGATACCGCAGGTGCCACTTCAAATTCATCAGGGTCTAATAAAAACCCTAACATAGTGAATTCGTAATTCTGAATGTAGAATCTTCTTCTTTGTATTTCAACAACCGACTCGTCAGAAATGTTATTCATTATGATTGGAATGTAATGTCCTTCAATCTTAGTATATGCTTGACGAGATGCGAAAGTTTGAACCACGTTTTTGTTAAACTCATTCAACTCTCTCATTCTATTACAAACAATTTTAACATTGTAAGTAATATCAACAGGTACAGGTTGTGGAATCTTATAGATATCCATACCTTTAATGTTTCCGTTCCAAGTTGGAACAGCGGCGTAATAGAATTCTTTTCTGTTTGGAATATTCCAAAGAAGTGCCGGATTACTACCGTACTTTACTTCAGGTTGACGGACAACCGTAATAAATGGTAATGTTGGGTTTCCGTTCAAATCTTGGACATCCCAAGTTTCTGTAAACTGAGCCCAGTTCTGAGTTGTAATAATTAAGTCAACCATTGGAATGATTTGACCTGATACAACCGTTTTTAAGTCATCTTTTACAAAATCCAAAAACCCCCTATCTAATTCAGGGTGTAATAACTGTTTTGGCAAATAAGTTCCGTCCTCAGTTATATAACTAAGTAATTCTTCTCTTCTTTGAAGAAGTATCTTCTCGGGTTTAAGGTTGATTGTCGGTATAACTTTTTTAGGATATCCCATTACTCTTTAACTACAAATAGTTTATTTTGTGAATTTATCATGTCAACTTCTTTTGCACGATAAACAGGCTCTTCACTATTTTTGTAAACAAACGAATCGTACTTATATGGATTATACGTTATAATTTTGTCTGACGGGGGGTTTGGAATGTAATCACAAGGGTATTCACAATATTCCAACAATGTTCCAATAACAAATGCGTGAACATTTTTTGACTTTTCTGAACGAACTTTTTCTTTACCACCTTTTCTAACTCTAAACTCAACATCGCCCAATTTAACATAATCTGCGTGCATAATAACTTTACTGTCATACGTTACAGAAAAGGTATGTTTGTGTAAATTGTAATAAACCATTACTTTTTTACCCAAAAATATGTTATCGAATTGTGATTCGGTTATAAGAAGTTTCATTATATTCCTCTAAATTCGTTTTCGCTAACAGGTGTTGCAGTATAAGAATAATAAAAACCTTTATACCCACCGTATGTGTGTTTATTGTCGTAGTCAGGAATACCTGCGTCAATAACTGAATAGTATCTCGCCTCTGTTTCAGTAATCCAATATCCAATGTAATCACCCAATTGAATTTCAACCTGTAAATCAGCAAGTTCTTTTTTATAAACCGCAAATTTCAACAGACCTGGCTCGTTCTGAATAATTTTACTACTACCTAAGAATTGTTCTGAGGCTTCTTCAATTCTAACATAAGCATTAATCGAAATTGGCGGTAAGAATTGTATTCCATCTTGTAATACCTCACCATAGACAGCATCTTGAACTGTTTTAGTTCTATCAACTTTATATAATACAATCGTAAAATTCATATCACCCCCAAGCCATTCACGACCCATAGAAATATCTAAGTCAAAATCTTCTCCACCAAAGAATTTACCTAATCTTGTAATTGGAACTAATTTTTCAGCCATATTGATAAATACTTTGTTTTTTATTATCTTTTACAAGATTGGAAAATGTTGAGAACATAAGTAATGTGTCAGTCTTGGAAAGGAAGGCTCTTGACTTGTTGGAAACCTATTCAGGTGCCAACAATTACATTATGCGTTTAAGACAAAAACAAATTGATAACAAAAAGTTTTATCCAACACGAGCTCAAGCCGAATATATTGTAAACTATATTAACACAGTTCCAAAGGTTGCTAAAAAGTGGGTTGATTTGGACGAATATTTTTCCAAAAAAATTTCTGACGAAAAATTATTTACCAAAATTGCAACACAAGTTTATGTTGAAAAACTTTTGATTGAAAAAGACACTTCTTACCATATTTGGGGAAAATTCTTTGATAGTCAGGAACTCCATGACTTTTGGTTACCCAAAGTTGCTTTGATTAAAAATAACAAAGTTGAAAATGTTGTAATTGATTATGAAAAATATTCCCATCGTCCACCATTGGACCACCAAAAAGAAGCAATCCAAAAGTTGGTTGAAAACAAAAAATTCATTTTAGCTGATGATATGGGTTTGGGTAAGACAACATCAACAATTATTTCAGCATTGGAGACAGGTGCAAAGAAAGTATTAATCATTTGTCCCGCATCCTTGAAGATTAACTGGCAACGAGAGATTGAGAACTATTCAGATAGAACGACAAGTATTATTGAAGGTAAAAAATGGGACGATGCTGACTTTGTTATCATCAATTACGACATTATTAAAAATTTCCATGATGATAAAAAGAAATCCGAATCAACTATTGTTAAGTCAAACTTTGATTTGGTGATTGTGGATGAGGCACACTACGTTCAGAACTCTCAAGCCCAAAGAACAAAGTTAATTAATGACATTGGAAGGAAGGTTGAACGTGTTTGGTTGTTAACTGGTACTCCAATAACATCAAGACCAATCAACTACTTCAACTTATTGAATTTGATTGACTCACCCGTTGCTCAGAATTGGATGGCGTATGTGAAAAGGTATTGTAATGGTTTTCAATTCCAAGCAGGAAGACGTAAAATTTGGAATGTTAGTGGAGCATCCAATTTGGAAGAGCTAAGAGACCGAACCTCACCACTTGTTTTACGTAGATTAAAAGAAAATGTCTTGGATTTACCCGAAAAAATTATTACACCCGTTTATTTAAGATTAAAATCAAAAGAATACGAGGAACTTATGGGTGAATACTACGATTGGTACGACAAAAGTGGTGAATCAGATTCATTGACACTTCAATTTACCAAGTTAACAAAGGTTCGACAGGTAATTGCTGAAGAAAAAACCAAAGCGACTATCGAACTTTGTGAAAATATTATTGAGCAGGGTAAGAAGGTTATTGTCTTCACCAACTTTACAAAAAGTTTGGAGATAATATTGCAACATTTTGGTAAAAACGCCGTTAGATTAGACGGACAAATGTCCCAAAAAGAAAGACAGTTGTCTGTTGACCGTTTTCAGAATGAAGAAGATGTTAAAATATTCGTTGGAAACATAAAAGCGGCTGGTGTTGGTATAACATTGACTGCTGCTGAAGCTGTTGTAATGAATGATTTATCATTTTTACCATCAGACCACTCTCAAGCCGAGGACCGTAGTTACCGTTACGGACAAAAAAATAACGTGTTGGTTTATTACCCAATTTTCGACAACACCGTTGAGGGAATTATCTATGACATACTCAAAAAGAAGAAAAGTATCTTTGAAACAATCATGGGTGATAACGCAAACTCAATGGATTCTGTTGAAGAAATTATGAATTTAATCAACGAGATGAGAAGATAATGAAAGTTCGGCTTATTTATAGTTAATTAAAACAAAAGCCGAATTTATGAAAAATCTCAAGAACAGAATAGAAGTTTTGGAAGAACAATTAGAGAAAAAAGAACAAAAAAGACAACAAGATGTTAAACATAGAAAAGTTGTCGAAGAAGCCAAAAAAATTAGTGTAGAAAAATTACCTTATTCGTATTCAGCACTTAAACAGTTCATTGACCCCGAGACAATGAACGTACACTACAACAAACATTACAAAGGTTACGTTGATAAGTTAAATGCAGCGTTAGGTGAAAAAGACTACGGTGACTTATCTTTGGAGGAAATTGTTAAAACCATAGAACGTTTCAACAAGTTTATCAGAAACCAAGCGGGTGGAGCATTTAACCACCAATTGTTTTGGAAAATGTTGTCACCAAAACCAATGACACCAAAAGGTTTAATCTTAAAATTGATTAACAAAAACTTTGGTTCGTTTGCATCATTCAAAAAGAAATTTGATGGACAAGCAAAAGACAGATTTGGTTCAGGGTGGTGTTGGTTAGTGTTAACTAAACGTGGTACTCTTAAAATTATGTCAACACCAAACCAAGACAATCCATTAATGGATGTTGTGGAACAAGGTGGTTATCCATTGTTAGGGTTAGACTTGTGGGAACACGCTTATTACCTAAGATACAGAAACAGAAAAGAAGAATATATCAAAAACTTTTGGAAAGTCGTGAATTGGGATTATGTTGAAGATGCATTGAAACAACAACTTGACAAATCAATTAAAGAAAGTGAAAGCGCTAAAGAATTCTTAACTGAAGGTGCAAAAAGTGAACCATGTTCCTCAGCCGATAGAATGGCTTCTAAAGTATTTTTTAACCAAAATCGTGATGCGTTGAATATATACAAAAATGCAATCATGCAAATTCTTAAAGAAGTTTTCCCTGAAAGATATTATGGTAGAGATGAATACCAACCAGGAACCATGTCAGGTATCTACAACTTGGAAGGTGAAGGTAGGTCAATTATTAACTACTTAAACACAAACTATTCAGCATTTTGTGTGTTGAAAAAAGATTTGAACAAATACCTTGAAAAAGTTAACAAACCGTTGATTGATTTTACAGGTAAAGACCCAAAAGAACAAATTACTGAAATGGTTAGAATGTTAAAAGTTCTTAACCACGTTAAATTCAGAGTTTTTAATCCTGAGTCAGAAACACTTAAGACAATGATGAGTGTGATGGGGGCATCATCAAAAAAAGGTAATCAAACCGAAGATGCTGTTGTTGAAAAACTAAAAAAACAATTTGGTGATGATAATGTTTCCCGAATTGGTGAACTTGGTTCAAAAGAAGATATGTTAAAAGGTGTTGATGTTAAAATCATTGTTGATGGTAAAGAACACACCGCACAAGTTAAACCATTTAGTCATATTACAAAAACATCTGATGATATGTACAAAGTTGATGGTACCGCAAATGTTAAAAGATATCAAACAGACTGGATGATTTTTATGAAAAATCTTGGGGACATGGTAATTTTTGACAACAAAAATTCACGAATATTTGATGGTGTTTATTTTTTCCCAATTGATGCCAAATTGTATCAATTGTAATTAATAGATATTTATTAAGAAAAGACTATGGCAGTTATCGCAGAACCAGAAAGAACCAGACTCTATAATCGTATCCTAAATCAATTAGGTGCTCCTTTAAGAGCCGTTGAATTAGAAATGGAACAGATGGATTCCTTAATGGAATTATCTATTGGTGATTACACCCAATACATTTATGATTGGTTGATTGAGACTCAATGGACGAGTTTGTATGGTATGGATTTGGCAACACAATCTGTTGCAAATGCTTTAGTTAGAAGAACATTAGATTGGGAAACTCAATACACTTACGCATATTCTAAGATTGTTGGTTTACAAAACGCAGGTCCTTGGGTTTTGAAAAAAGACTTTTTTAAGTTAGAGGCGAATGTTCAAATATATGAAATTCCTGCAGGTCGTGAAATTAACGAATTGCTTTGGTACTCACCCGCAGAACAAACCAATCTTCTTTTTGACCCTTTTTCATTTGGAGGGTTTGGTGGACCTGGTATTGGTGGTGCTGGTGGATACGCTCAACCTGGTTGGGGTGGTGGTGGATACTT